CGGGGTCTCGTCATCTTCCGCGGCGGCAAATCCGCCACGGCCGGAGCCGCCGCGGACGCGCCATGCCAATGAGCTGAGCCGTGAGGAATGGTTGCAGGCGCGGGCGGTACTCCTCCGCCGCCGTTAGTTAAAAAATATACTAGGTTAGTAGAGCGCCTTGGGGTTTCCCTTGGTGATTGTCGAGTTGTGTTTAAAACAAGGGATTCTATAGCGCATGGGTATTCAGAATTTTCCGGCGGCATTGCAGCCTATTATTCAGCAGGGCTTTTTGGAGCGGGAGTTTGAGACCGCTCTTACGTCGCGGCTTGGCTATAGGTTGATTGCTGACCGGGAGGAGTTTTCCGTCGGCATCGGTGAGACGTTGACCAAGACACGGGCTGGCTTGAAGCCGAGCGTGACGACGCCGCTTACGGCTTCTACCAATACGAACCTGGATAATGGTTTGACATCGACCAACTGGGGTGTTGAGCAATATACAATTTCGCTGAATTTCTATGCGGCGACGCAGGATTTAAACATGGTAACGAGCCGTGTTGGCATTGCTTCGCAATTCCTCGCAAATGCCGCGACCAATGGCGAGCAGGCGGCGCGCAGTTTGGACGAGCTTGCGCGCAATGCGCTGTTTGCGCCGTATTTTGGTGGCAATACGCGGGTGATTACGACGCTTTCTGCTGCTGGGCCGGCGGTTGAAGTGGATGATGTGCGCGGGTTTCAGACGGTGTTTGTGAATGGCGTGCAGCAGAGCGTTTCATCCACGTATCCGCTGACTGTGACGATCGCGGCTGATGCTTATACTGTGGTTGGTGTGACGCTGGATGCGACCAATGTGTCGACGGCGCCGAATGGCATTTCGGGCCAGCTGTTGTTCTCCGGAAATGTTACTGTTGCTGATGCTACTTTGGGTAATCCGGTAAAAGCGGCAACTGCGAGTTCCATTGTGCGGCCGGCGCAGCGGACCACGACGGCCGGACTGCAGGCGACGGATTTGCTGACCATGAGCAATTTGCTTGATGCTGTGGCACTGTTGCGGCGGAACGCGGTGCCGTTGGTGGATGGTCTGTATAATTGTTATCTCGATCCGGTCTCGGCGCGGCAGTTGTTCTCTGATCCGGACTTCAAGCAATTATTTCAGGGCAGCTCTTCGTCTAATCCGGTGTTTCGCCAGGGCATGGTTAGTGATTTCCTTGGGCTTCGGTTTATTACGACGACCGAGGCTTATGTACAGACGCATCCGAGCATTACGAGCCTTTATGTGCGACGGCCGATTGTGTGCGGGCAGGGGGCGCTGATCGAGGGTGATTTTGCGGGCATGGCGGCCGATGATGTGGCGCCGAAGGATAGCCTGGTGAATGTGATTGATGGTGTGGCTATGGTGACGCGTGAGCCGATTGACCGGCTGCAGCAGATTATTGCGCAGAGCTGGTATTGGATTGGTGGCTTCTGTGCGCCTTCCGACACCACGACCACGGCGACGACTGTGCCGACCGCGACGAACTCGAATTACAAGCGCGCGGTGATGATCGAGCATATCGGTTAAGGGGGCGAACATGTCTACTGGTGCAAATCAACCGTTCCGGCCTGCCGGAACGGCGGCGGCGGCGGCCTCTACGACAGTTGCAAACGTTACGCTGAGTGGTGGTGGTGGCGCGGTGCTGGTTTACAACGCCACCACGGCGATTGCGTTTTTCCGCCTTGGGGGCGCCTCGGGGTTGACCGCGACGGCATCGGACACGCCGCTGCCCGGCGGCGCGCGGATGTTGGTGGATGCTGGGCCGTTTGTGAGTAATGCTGCGGTGGTATTAGGTTCTGGTTCCGGAACGGTGTATTTTACGCTTGGTGATGGGGATACTTACTAGGGATGTCCGGCACTTTGGCGGGCATGATTTCCGATGCACAGAAAGTGGATATTCGCAGGTTTTGCGGGTTTCCGGCTTACGGCGCTGGAAATGCGGGGTTTAGCTCCTGGCGATTTTTCCAGGCTTTTGGGACGCTCGAATTCCGGTTGAATAATCTTGCGCCGGCGGAGGTTGCTGTGGTGTTGCAGTATATCTCGACGCTGGCGACGATTGAGGCGGCGATACCGGGGACCTCGGATAATTTGGATACCGAGAGTGCCGCGGCGTGGACGCATAATGCGGACGAGTTGCGGGACAGGACGATGCTGTTCGACAATTGGCGGCGGCGGTTATGCGGGTTTTTGGGCGTACCGCCGGGGCCGGAGCTGGGCCAGGCTGGTATTCAGCTGGTGGTGTGAAATGGATGGCGTGAAGCTTGCGGACAGGCTGGCTTATGGCGCGGGGTGTGCGGCGCGGCGGGCAGGATTTTTGCACGATTCGTACCGGCCTGATGGCCCTGTGGCGCCGCTGGATTTGGCGCGGCGGTTCCTGCGGCTCTGTGTGGCTTATGTGCTGCCTGGCGGGTCTGTGGCGGCGCCGAATGGGTTCGGTGTGCCGTTCCGGCAGGCTTGGGCGGATTGGAGTTATCTGCGGGCCGGCGATTATCTGGCGGGACCAGAGGGGGTAGTGTTCGTGGCCACCATTGAGCCGCCGAAGCCGATGCTGGTGGTGATGACGAATGCGGTGGTGGACTTGGTGCGGCCGGGCGCACCTGTGCTGGCGGGGTTGAACCAGTATGGGGCAATTACGCCGGGAACTGAGACGGTATTACTGGCGGGGTTTCCGGCAAGTCTGCTTGTTGGCGGGGTTGGTGACCGGACCCGGGTTGGATTGCCGGATGATACGAGGGTGCCCGGTTTTATTGCGATGCTGCCGGTTGTAGCCGGTGTGGTGCCGCAAGTTGCCGATTTGCTGCTGGATGAGCAGGCGCGGAAATTTGTGATCACGGCGGTTGAGACGCTTGATGCGGTGTGGCGGCTTTCTCTGGTGCAGGCGGTAAGCTGATGGCGGATCAGGCGGATGTGGAGACGGCGCTGGCGGCGCTGGCGGCTAATGCGCTGTATCCTGGCGGCACAAGTGCGGCGAGCGTGACGGGCGATGTGTATCGCGTGTACCGCGGGTATCCGGCTGCACCTGTGCTGGATACCGATTTGGCAGCGGGCGTTGTACATGTGTCCGTGGCGCCGGCTGGTGGTGAGGTGCGCAATGTGACGCGGTATCCGCGGGTTTGGCGCGAGGTGATGCCGGTTACGCAACAATTGGATGTGGCGGTGAACGGTGTGTCCGCCGTTTATTCGGGGCGTTGCGCGGTGGGGCAGCTGACGGGGATTATGGTGGATGGGACGCCGTTTCCTTATGCGGTGCAGGCGAGCGATAGCCCGGCAACGGTGGCGAGTAATCTGGCGGCGCAGATACGGGCTGCGGGTTGGATTGTGGATTATGCCGGGAGCACGGTGGGTGTGCCGGGGGCTGGGCAGTTTTCGGCCCGGGTGGTGACTGGGGCTGCGGCCTTGCAGGAGATCCGGCGGCAGGTGCAGGAGTTTCGGATTTCGATGTGGTGTCCTGGGCCCGCGGCGCGGGACGCGGTGGCGCCGGTGATTGATCTGGCGCTGGCGGATGTAAATTTCATTCCACTTGCGGACGGGGCCTACGGGCGGGTGCGGTTTGTGGGGGTGACTGCCAGCGACGGTGGTGCGGATGCGGATTTGTACCGCCGGGATTTGATTTATGCGGTCGAGTATCCGTCGGCATTGGCGCAGATAACGCCGGCGATGCTGTTTGGTACGGTGTCGGCCGCTGTGAATGATGTTGCGACCGGCAATTTTCAGAGTTGAGGAAATCATGAAATTTCATTTGGTGGTGCTGAAGCCGTTTGACGGCCACAAGCGTGGCGATGTGATTACCGATGCTGCAGCGGTGCAGACAATTTTGGCGGGACCGCAGGCGAGTTTTGTTGTGCGCGTAAGCGCGAAGGGGAACTGAGCCATGCCGGTATTTCAACAAGGGGCGCTGAATACGACAGCGCTGATCGTGCCTGATCTGTATGTGCAAATTGTGCCGCCACAATCATTGCTGCTGAATGGTGTGCCGACCGACGTGCTTGGCGTGGTGGGTACGGCGAGCTGGGGGCCGGTGGGTGAGCCGGTGATTGTTGGCAGCATGGGCGACTATGCCGCGAGCTTTGGCGCGGTGATGCCGCGTAAGTATGACATGGGCACGCAGGTTGCGGCAGCGGTGCAGCAGGGAGCTGCGAATTTCCGATGTGTGCGGGTGACGGATGGCACGGATAGTGCGGCTTCGCTGCCGGTGCTGGATGGTGTGACTTTTACGGCCATTTATACCGGTAGTTTGGGCAACCGTCTGACGGTGACCTTCGCGGCTGGTTCGGCCGCGAGCAGTTGGCGGTTGACGGTGGCGATACCGGGCCAGAGTCCGGAGGTGTTCGATAATATTTTGGGCACCGGCACGCTGTTCTGGCAGAATGTTGTGAGTGCGGTGAATGACGGCAATGGCGTGCTGCGCGGGCCGTCGCAGCTCGTGGTGGCGAATCCGGATGCGATGACGTCAACGCCGGTGGCGGGGACATTTGCGTTTGCCTCGGGTACGCCGGGTAGTGATGGTGCCAATAGTGTCAATGCGGCCTCCCTGGTGGGGAGCGATACGTTGCCGCGACTGGGCATGTATGCGCTGCGCGGGCAGAGTTGCGCGATTGCCTTGTTGGCGGATTCCGATGATGCGACGCATTGGTCTGTGCAAACGCAGTTCGGTTTGGCTGAGGGCGTATATATGATCCTGACCGGGCCGGCGGGGGATAATATTGCCAACGCCGTGACGGTGAAGGCAGAGGCGGGGATTGATAGTTATGCGGCCAAGCTGATGTTTGGCGATTGGGTTTACTGGGCGGACCAGGCGAATGCGCTGACGCGGCTGGTTTCGCCGCAGGGGTTCGTGGCGGGAAGGCTGGCGAATTTGTCGCCGGAACAGTCGTCGCTGAACAAGCCGTTGTTTGGGGTTATCGGCACGCAGAAATCTGGGCAGCCGGGGGGCGGGACGGCGACGACTTACGCCAGCGCTGACCTTGCGGTGCTCCTCGGGGCGGGGATCGATGTGATTGCGAACCCGCAGCCTGGCGGGAGTTTCTGGGGTGTGCGGGGCGGGCATAATTCGTCATCTAATGCCGCGATTAATGGCGACAATTATACGCGGTTGACCAACTATATTGCCTCGACGCTGTCGGCCGGCATGGGAGGCTATGTAGGGCAGTTGGTGAATACCACGTTGTTCCAGAATATTCGCAGCACCTTGCTGGCGTTTTTGAATGGATTGCTGTCGCAAGGATTGCTTGGGAGTGCGGATGGCAGTCTGCCTTTTGCGGTGGTG